TCATATACCACCCGTGGCCCCTCACCTAAACGCCATATTTTCCCATCTAAAGGCGCGCATATCGGACAGGCATTGGACGCAGCTGACCATTCTTCATATTCCACCTCATTGGCTTTGGCTTCGCTGATAAACGCCGCATCCAGGGCAATTGCGCTTTCGCTGCGCGCCAAGCGGTTCCAATACCATAACTGACCTTCTCCAACCCGCTTATGAATTTCTCGAGCAATTGTTAGCGGATTGTCTCCGGCTGCAAATCCTTCTTCCAAAATTTTTTGAACCAAAGGTTTATATTCATTGGCTAATTTTGTTTTTATACGGTCCATCCCGTCACGCGTAAATTTTGCCAAATACTGATTGGCGTAACTCAGTTGCGCCAGCGCCGGATGGTCAATCTCATCTTCTAATTGTTCAAGTGTTTTCTGCAGTCCCACAGCAAAGGAATTAAATGTGTGATATTGGTATATTGGCAAATTCTCTAGCGAATCCGGTAATGTCCCGGACCCGATCAAGTTTTCGATCCAGATATTGAAAATAACCTCAATAGCATCCAATACCTCTGGATCAACCTGTTTAGCTGCCCACATTTCCGCAAATTTCGCCGTCCATCGGCCTCGCGGATGAGGATGCTTTGATTCATCATCAAAACTCTCCCGGACCTCATCCAATTCCATTAAGCCTGCCGCCTGCAAAATTTTCTCTTCCGCCCTGGTAACCTGGTCCGCAAAAGCCTTAAAAAAACTAACCATAATCTTATTCACTTCCCGCCAGCGGTGGCTCCGCCGCGCCAGGTCCAGCTCATATAAACTGGGACTCTCTAACTTCATCCCAAATACCGACCAATCCTGGGAGTGATCATACCCGCACCCGCATGCATCCGCTTCCGGCGGCAAAAGGCCCCTTAAATAGGATTGATATTTTCTGACTGTTTTAATGAAATCCATTAGCCTACTAAAACGTTAAATTTTCGTAATATTTGTTTGGCATATTTCTGGCGATGAATCTTTAAAAACTTTTGAATCTCAGTCTTGCCATTCGATCCAAAACGCGCTTTAATCGCTGCCCGTATCTGCTTATTTCCAAGAATTGCTTCCCTGGCCTCCTCTTCGCTAATGAATCCAATATCCATCAAGAATGTGTAATTCTGTATTTCCTTCTCCATCGCAAACGCTTCGAAATAACGTGCCCGCCCGGTCTCCATAACATCCAACAGGTTTACCGGCTGCCATTGAATAGCCCATTTTTTACCGGCGTCGCCCGTCAGAAATAAAAATCGGTCGATAATCTCTGTTAAAATGGGTTCCAATTGCAGTCGCCGATATTCCGTATCCGCCACAATCATATCATTCTGGTCCTTGCTCATTCTTTCAGTTGTGGACCAGCTCAGTCCCAGCATAAAAGGCGGTAAACTGGTTTTCGCCATAATCTGCTCAAGCATCAGCCGCACCGATTCCTTCAGATCCGGGAATTTGAAATCTTTGCCAAGGATGTCAATTACTATTTTCCCGCCGAATGGCGCTCCGGTAAAAATATCATATACTTTGCCTTCCCGTCGGGCCCGCATGGCCTTAATCATCTGTCCCTGCACATCTTCAACCGCCGTTTTAATCTGCTCGCTGGTAGTCCGGTCGCCGCCATTTACTACCGTTACAAACGTGGGATCTCCCGCCCGCCACCAGACATTTTCGATGCTTTTCTCAATCCGGGCGAATATATCCGCCACAAACGGGAGAGAATACATCAGCGAATATCCCTGCGGATGCCCGTTCCGGGTATCAAACGCCAGATAAAAAATGTTGTCATTGAATTCAATATCCCGGACCTCCATCCCAAAATCCTGGGTCAGTACCAGACGGTTGTTTACTTTTTTAAATTTGAAATATTTAGAATTGCTGGTTTTCAGCCGCTCCACCTCTCGCAATGTGCGTGTCGGGACCATCTCACCAACGCCAAAGCCGTATGTGAAAGCCGCGTCACTCATCTGGTATATAAAATCATCCAGGCCACGCCCTAAATAATTCACCCGCACATTGCGCCGGAATTGTTCTAATTTTTCTTTCAGTCCCTTATCGCCGTATGTTTCAAAATCAAAATCGCCGATTAACCGGACCAATTTGATGATGGCAACATCCAGGAACGGAATGGCTTCCCGAATAATCTCATAAAGTTCCAGATTAAATTTTGTTGGAATGTATCCATTTATTTTTTCCAGCATGGGATTAGAAAACCCATCCCGTATTTGCCCTTCAGACACCGGGGCTTTCATCCGTGCCGGTCCAAAATAAAATTCTTTACCAAATATTTTAAATTTCATTATCAAACCCTCTCTACCGCCTTAGCCACCACTCTAAAATCTTTTTGCCCTTCATCAGCTAATAAAAAATCCAGGAAATAATTCGCCATCGCTAAGGCATCGGCCCGGTCATCACCCAATTTCAAGGATCCGCTAAAACCTACTTCCGCATCATCTATCTTCTTTTTGATACGGCCAATACTCAGGTATCCCGCTTTTGTCCGCTCGGCGTTCAAATTGCTAAGCTCTCTCAATGTGATAGTCAATTCCCGCCATTCTTCCGCCGACAGCGACCGATCTTCCTGTGGGAAAATGAATACATTACCGGAAAATTCTTTATCTCCGATATTTGGCGTATTATCCAGCGCTGTCTTTAAGCTCATATACATATTGTGTTTATTTACGCCACTGTTTCGTAACGGAGTTAAAAGCCCGTATTCCCGCCATTCATTCCATGACGACTGAGAATTGTCGCCAAACATCGTCCAGTCGTGCGATACCAGACCGCGCTTATATAATTCTCCGTTAAATTGCGCAATTAAACCGGCGCCCAGTGCGTCTGCATATCCCCCATCCGGGCGAAAATATTCCCAGATTCTCACCCAGTCATTAATCAAAACACTGGGATCCGTGGTTGGCGGCCAGACCTGTGAATATAACCAGCGCCGGTAACGACCAAATCCCTGAACAACCTGTAAGGCATATTCTGAGGCGTCATCTCCGCTACCCTGTGCCCCCATATCAATACCAATGGCGATAACACTCCCCGGGGCACGCCGAAAAGTTTTCCCATATATCGGCTTATGTGGTTTTAATCCCCATTTCAAACCAATTATCTGGCTGGCTCTCAGTTTGCTTTCCCAGATGAAATTTCGGCTTTCTACATAGATCAGCATCATTAACCGGAGCCATTCTTCCTGGCTCATTTGCCCCCGCAATGTTTTAGCGTCTTCACGGGCAATCACGCCTAACTGTAATGCCATATATAGGTCCACTCTGGGCTGTACCACGTGCCACAAAGGATCATTCTCAAAATTATAAAGATTTCCTTTTGTCTTAATCATTCCAGTCAGTAGATAAAAAGTGGGCAATCCGTTTTTGTTCTTTGCCAGTCCACGGTCGAATATTTTTTTGAATTTGTCCTCTGGTATATCGTCTGTCTCATCCACCCAGATGTCTGTGGCATTCTCTCCCTCAAATTTTGAATCCACCCCAAAACACTTGGCAACCGAATTGTTGTATAAAACCACATGATCGTCATAAAGCATCAGCTTCCCAGTAGCCGACCGCTTCACGAAGGCCTTTAAAAGTTCATTTTGTGCAATCCATTCATAAATATTCCGATATCCCTGCCGCTTGCCCTGGTCCGCCCTGGGTGTTACATGCAGTAGCTCGACATACGGATGTTTGAACATCTTCCGGAAAAAATAAGCGCTGGCTGTGGTCGTTTTCCTGGTTCTTGGCGTCGCCGGATGGACACACCGTGAATGATTGTCATATTCCTGCATCCACAAATATTGATATCCATCAGGTGGGAACGGACGGCAGAATTTGCGATAAAACTCAATAGGATTATCAATTATCTTTTTGATAGCCTCTTCGGCCCGATGATATATTTCAATCCTTTGAGCCAAAAACGTTATCCCCAACGTTATCCAAATTAATCGGAGTGTCGTCTTCGTCATTTCCTGTTTGCTTTTGATATTCCTGAATATCTTTGTCCTGCGAACGGTTTTCCGCCGCCGCCTGGACGTCATTTCGTATTTGAGTCAACTGCCTCTGAAGCTTTTCTAAATATGCTTTGGCCTCCTCCCGATCAATCTTTTCATCAACCAGTCTATTCCATCCGAGATCACTGTCATCAATGGTCTTTCGCGTGAGCTGCATGTCCTCTAATCGCTTGTTCAGGCGATCAAATAAGTTCATCAGCATATACATATAATCGCTGTTAATGACAAATTGGGTTTTCCCGGTTTCTGGATCCGTCCATGTGTCATTAATGTGGTCAAGCGCATACTTCAATCGGACACTAAAAACCATATCCATTGTGGCAACCTGGACAATAGTAAATTCCTCAATATGGTCCGGATTCTTTTCCGCTTGCGCCTTCATATAGCTGGCAATCATACTATCCTGCAGTAAACACGTCTGCGCCGACCGGCAGGCGTTTTGTTGTTCTTCTCCGCATCCTTCGCAAATTTTTAACTCACCAGCCTGGTGCGAAATCCTGAAGAACATTCTCATGTGTTCGCCGGTTTTCAGGGCGTTCATGCTGCTTTTTGCCTTTCCATCAGATGTTTTTGGTCCAGTAGCCTTTCCCCAGGCTTTTTTCAGATTCTCAAGATCTACTTTAGACGCCTTGCGACCCTTAACATTCCTTGCCGTTGGTTTTTGAGGCCTGCCACGCTTTGCCATTTGAAATCACCAAAATCACCAAATAAAAAAGCCCGAGTTCCCAGAGACAGCTCCGCCACGTCAGTTACAGTCCTTGTAACCTTCGCGGAACCTCTCTGAAATCTCGGGCTCTCTATACTCTCGCGATAGTTTTTCTACTATCGCAAAATAATTTTATATTCTCTAAGTGATGAAGTCAAATATATTTTTGATAAAAATTTGAAAATTTTAATGTACATCCATTTTGATCTTTTTTTACACCTACATTTTTAGCCGCATCACATTTCCAGGCGTTATAACATTGGGTAAAACAAACCCGCATTTCCTTTGGTGCGCCACACGGATGTTTATGATTACCACGACTTTTATTGATGTTTTCCTTCCTTTTTCGAAATTTTATTTCTTTTATCGATAGTCCCGTGTGCCTCTTTACAATTCTGCTGAGCCTGGTATGAGTTATATCGTAGATTTTTAAAAAATGCGTTAAATCGCCTCCATTTTCCAGGTGTTCAATTATCTCCATAATTTCTTTTTTGCTTAAAATTTCATCGCCATTCATTTTTTGACCCTCCTAAAAATTTATACTGGATTTCCCAATAATTAGCAAAGCTAATCGGGAATTTCGATTTTTCCGGACGGGGGGGTGGCCCTAAACCTTACCCCTATCCTACCCTTAGTTTCACCGCTTGTGAAATGCTCAAACCGAATTTTTGCAT